AACTTTAAACTAAGGAGAATTAAACTAATGAACAAACTCAACACCTTTCAACCAACTCATTTTTATAACTGGAAAAACAATATAAAACGTCTAACAATGAAAGGTCGGAAATGTAAGATTATAGCGTCAGCTAAAATGAATAGCATCCTTATCCAATTTGAAAATGGACAACAAGAATGTGTCAGCCGACATTCTGTCCGTAAATTATTAACGCCAACACCACCAGAACAATTGACACTGTTTAAAAATCAAGTATCGACGACGACGTGAAACTCACGTTAAGGCAAATTTGCCTGAACAAAACCGAGATACAATTAACAACCCGCTTGGCTTCCGGATCCCAATGTGGGACGATCCATCTTGACGAGAGCACCAATTGTGGTGATGGATTAAACCAGAATGCCAGGCCAACATTAAACCGATTGAGAGCCGCACACGGCCACCGGAGCTCCAACCATTTTTGATTTAATAGAGGGGTCGAAGTCGTCTCCTCTATTTTTTAAAAAGGAGAAACAAAATGGGAACTCCCAATTCATTGAACAAATCAGCGGCTAAATTATTGGACATCGAACATTATTTAAATCAAATCGGTCTATTTATCGAAAACAGAAGAAACGACCCGATCCGTGAGCAAGGCCAGGAGCACAAAAATCAGCTCATTAATGACGCTGAACGAGCCTTTGAAGCAACTATTTTTCTTCTTTCGAGCCATTGTCAGAGAACGCGCGAAGCGCTGTCAGTCTATCTGTCAGGCCTGAATTTAAAGGATAAGAGCTATCAGGAGCAGGCACTTCATGAGTGGATGGAGATTTCTGAATCGATCGGCGGCGCTGAACCGCACTGATACAAACTCAGCCCAGCCTGACCCCAGTTTAAAGCAAACCGACAGAAACTGAGTACCAAGTGGACATCATGTCAGGTTGAAAGATTTACCGGCCATTTTCGGCCAGTAAAGGGTGACACGATGCTACCCTTAAACAGCTAAAACATTTGTAAAAATTTGAGTATACATAATGAACTTTAGAAGACTTAACCTAATTAGACAAAAGACTTAAAGGACCCTTAAGTCACTTCTAAAGTGCCATTATGTAAACTAAAATTTTTGTCTTTATCTAAGCCTTGAACGGTCGATTGAAAAGCATCGAAAGGAAGAAAAGCGATTATAACGGCAGGAGCCTAACAGACTAACAACATCAAAATAGGAGAAATATTATGGGAAAGACCAGAACAGCATCATCGAGCGTGAAATCTCTGACAGACGCAAGAGCCGCAGACGCTAAGGTCAAAAAAGCAAAGAAAAACCTCGAGCGATTGGATGAAGAAGAGAGAGACTTCCAGAAACGTCTAAAAATCGCGATGGCCGAGAAAGTCCGCGAAACGATGGCAACCGTCCCAACTTTATCACCCGTCGCCAAACTATCAATAGCACACACTACCAAGAGGCAGATGGAGTATGACAGAGACCTGGCAATCATCAAACAGCACGACAACGCAAAGAATAAATAATTATTTTTATTATACCAGGCCTATTACATCCTTGGATAAATAAATATACTACCAAGTAGGTAGTTAACCTTAACAATCCGTTTAAAATTTTAGGAAAACGCCATGCGAATATGTAAGATCTGTCAACATCCAAATCTGCAAACCATAAATAAACGATTAAAGGCCAAGGTACCTTTAAGAAAAATCTGTTCTGAATTTCCGGACATAACCTTGACATCATTACACCGACATAAGAGCAAACACCTTGCCTTCAAACACCCCAAACCCGCGCTAACACCAGGTGACAGCCCATACTCTGCAGTATTACAAAAAGTGGAACAACACTTGAAAATCGCGGAACAAAAAAAGCAACCAAAGAATATTTTGCTTTTTCTCAAAGAAAAAAGAACTATAATTTCTAAGATCGAAGACGAAAATAAACAGCACCAGGACCAGGCACCACTTGAACAGAATTTAGTTGAAACCACCGAATGGATCAGCCTTCGCGGAAAGATTTTAGACGCCTTAGATGGACATCCAGAGGCAAAAAAGGCCGTGGTCGAAGCGGTGAAAAGCTTTTAATTTCCGACCAGGCCTCCGACAATTTCTAAAATTTTAGAAATTGTCGGAGGCCTGGTCGTCTAATGATGAACCCATGAGCTCCATGAGAGCCTACCGGAATAATCGGACAGCTCTTTATGGACATATCGACCAACCTAACCCAAGCCATTGATCCATGTGCTTTTATGCAGGCCCAGGCACACATGACGCCGGATCCATGGCAGGCCGACGTTCTCAGATCTACAGCACCCCGCCTTTTTCTTCTGTGCTCACGACAGGCTGGAAAAAGCCAAACCACAGCAGTTTTGGCAGCCCATCAAGCCGTATTTAGACCAGACCAACTGATTTTATTGTTGAGCCCTTCCCAGAGACAATCTTCCGAGCTATTCCGAAAAATTCTAAAAATTCTTCGCAACGTCGAAACATCCACCATGATCCAAGAAACGGTTTTGACTTGTGAGCTAAACAACAAATCACGAATTGTAACTTTACCAGGCACACCTTCCACCGTCAGGACATTTAGTCCTGATATCATAGCGATCGATGAAGCCGCCAGGACAGATACCAGCCTTTATACCGCCTGCAGGCCAATGCTTGCTGTAAAACCCAAAGGCAGATTTATTCTTTTATCAACTCCCAGATCAAGAAGTGGTTATTTCTTCGAGATATACGAAAAGCAAAGTCAGTCCTGGAAATATTTTAGGATCACCGCCGACCAGTGCCCCAGGATCAGCCCCGAATTTCTCGCAGAAGAAAAGCTCTCACTACCAAATTTCCATTTTATGAGGGAATATTTTTGCCAGTTTTCCCAACAAGAGGAACAATACTTCATGGACGAAGATATCGAAGCCGCTTTTACTCAGACAAAACATTTTGAATTAAAAGGAGTACCAGATGACAAAGAAAAATGATGAGGATGATTTCATTTATTTCCGGTATGGCATAGGCCTCGACATCGGCCAACAAAATGATCCATCAGCCGTCGCAGTAGTCAAAAAATCCTGGAAATTTGTGAAGGATCGGACAGAGACAAAAACTATTTTCAAGTACCATTGTGGGTATTTGAAAAGATGGAAGCTCAAAACGAAATTTCACGATGTGATAGAAGATACAAAAACGCTTTACAACGACGAAGCCTTCATAGGACAAGTAAAACATAACGGGAAATGGTCAGTATTCAGGCCTACTCTCGCCATTGACGCGACAGGTCTGGGACTTCCGATTGTCGAAGAAATCCTATCATCCAGGAGCACAATTAATGCTTTTGGAATTGTCATAACCGGTGGCCATAAATATTCCAGACAGCCAGGCCGCATGTATCACGTACCTAAAAAAGATCTTATTCACGGCATAACGACAGGCCTTCAAAAGAGGATCCTAACGATCTCCAAAGATTTGACCGAGGCGCCTGCAATGCTCAAAGAATTGGAAGATTTTCGAGCGATTGCTACCACTGCAGGAGGTGAGAAATTGGAGCACAGAAGCTCAGCCCATGATGACCTAACTTTGAGTTTGGGTATGGCCATTTTTATTCTGGACAGATCGACTATACAAGCAGAAAGCAGTCCACTTTTTTGGAAATGATCTATAAACATATTCCTGGGGACTCGGATTTATCATCCGAGAACTCCTACCCTTTGGAGCCATCGACGGCCAAAAACGGGAACACCTCAGCCGCGCTCCCAAGGGAAAACCCCTTTTTTTTTCTTCATTAAAACGCCTGAAAATGGGCTCCACAGGCTCGACCAGGCTGGACGAACGCCATCCCACCCACACACAGGTATAGGGCTTCTGATGGTATAGGCCAAAATCGACCCATATTTTGTCATTATCAATCCTAAACTATAAAATCGTATCTTTTGCCCTTGACATTTACAGTTCTATAGTTCTATAATAGAAGAAACCAGCACAGGAGGACTCCAAAAAATGCGACAAAAAGCAGACGGAACCCCAATTAAAGGCCTGATGGTCTATTTAGACAAAAGCCTTCACACCAGGTTAAAACTTCATTCCGCATCGGCAGCCACCCCAATGGTCAACATCGTCTCACAATCTCTTGAAGTTTATCTTAAAATAGTAGAAGACCAAGCGAAGAAGGCAGAGAAGGAAGGCTAAAAAACAGAAGGCCCGAGAAGATCTCAGAAATCTTCCAGGGCCAAAACACACAATCCGGTTGATCCCCGATTGCTATTGACAGTATCACTATTCTTTCGCGCCTGTCAACAAAATAGGGGAACACCCACAATGGGAGAACCCTATGTCCAATCGATTAGAAATCCTGGACCACCTAAGCTCAACTCAAGTACTCGATATTTGGAACGAAATCCTGCCAGATGAGAACCTGCAGCCTGACCACACCGGAGATAAAACTAAAAACTTCCATTGTCCCAAACCTGGACACAAAGACAAAAACGCTTCAGCCCTAATCAATCTCCGCCACAATCCTTCAGCCGAAAAGGGTAGCTTTCATTGTTTCGGAGAATGTCCACACGAAGCCATTTTTGACGCTTATGCCAATAATAAAGGTTGTTCTATTCCAGAAGCACTGAAAAACATTGCGAATATAGCAGGAATTGAACATATCCCGATCTCTCCCAAGACGCAAAAAAAACTAAAAACCAAACCTTCTAAAACATCACAAATAGATTTTGAAAAAAAATGGAAAATTGCCTGCAATACCAAGCTGAAAACAGATAAATACCAAGACTATCTCATTGACGAACGCAACCTTCAGCCTGAATTTGTTCAGCAACTATTCGAGAATAAATCTATTCTCCCCGCTCGATTCAATCCTACCATTTCTCAAAAGAAAGAATTAACGGAACAACCCGTCATTTTGTTTCCATACCGCCTTCTCACTGGAAAAATTGTGGGCATCCAAGAAGTCTCGATAACGGGAAAACCCATCACAGTGAGCGGTACCAACAAACGCTTCCAGCCAGGCTCTAAGCCAAGTCAAGGCTCATTCATTGCTGGAGCTCCAATTGCCAAGGCTGAATCTATTATTCTGACCGAAGCACCAATAAATTCTTTAACGTGCTCAATGCTAATTCCCGGCAGCTGTTCTATCGCAATCGGCGGAACAACCTTCACAAAAAAACTCACAGAGCTGAAGCTAAAAATAAATTCAGATCAAAAGATATATGCCGCATTTGACAAAGACACCGCAGGATCCAAAGCCGCGAGAACCGCCGCCAACGCGTTCGGTAGAAATATCTATACTATTGATTGGCCTGACCACTATCCCGCAGGCACGGACGTCAACGACCTGCTTCAAAATGAAGAAGTGGGCGCCTTCTTTGAACTTTTTGACAATGCGAAGATTTTGGCGCCTTCTCAGTCTTTTCACAACACTGACTACGGTAACGCAGAACGCTTGAAGCATACCTTCGGTGCTTCACTTCACTATCTTCCAGAGCTCGGAAGGTGGATGATATGGAACGGCAAATTTTGGCAAATCGATAAAACCAATAAAATCTTCACCTATGCGAAAAAAACCGTCAGAAATATCTATAATGAAGCACACGAATCATGGGACCCGGAAATGCGCAGACAAATATCCAAACATGCTCAGAGCTCAGAAGCAGAGCAACGGATAAATGCGTTGATTCGCTTGGCACAGAGTGAACCGGAGATCCCGCAATTATCAGATGATTTAGACCAAGATCCGTGGTTATTTAATGTTTTAAACGGAACTATCAATTTAAAGACTGGCGAGCTTCAAAAGCATAAAAAGAGCGACCTGATCACCAAGATATCGCGGGTAAACTTCGACCCAAAGGCTCAAGGTCCACCATTCCAAACGTTCCTTAATACAATATTTTCAGAAAAGGAAGAGCTCATTTCCTTCGTGCAAAAAGCTATTGGATACGCTCTAACTGGCGACATCAGCGCTCAGGCTCTTTTCTTTTTATACGGTCTCGGAGCAAACGGAAAAAGCACTCTCATAAATCTAATCATGAAATTAATGGGAGATTATGGGCAACAATCAGATTTTTCGTCTTTCATTCAAACGCCAACCGATAGGATCCGGAATGATTTAGCAAGGATGCGTGGTTCCCGATTCATAAGCGCCATTGAAGCAGGAGCAGGTAAACAGCTTGACGAAGTCCTTGTCAAACAAATCAGTGGCGGAGATTCGATATCTGTAAGGTTTTTACATCAAGAGTTTTTCGAGTTTACGCCAACTTTCAAAATCTTCTTAACCGCTAATCATCGACCCATTATTCGCGGAACAGATTACGCGATATGGCGCAGGATAAAAATGATCCCGTTTAATGTCACCATACCTGAAAAAGACCAGGATCAAAATTTACCAGCTAAACTATTGGAAGAACTTCCAGGGATATTAAACTGGGCAATTGAAGGATGTATCAAATATCAAGACGACGGACTCGATCCACCCGAAGCTGTAAAAGACGCGACCGCAGATTACAAAATGGACATGGACATCCTTTATGATTTTCTTCAGGAGATGTGCTTGATCCAACCCACAGTATCAATTAACCAGCCCGATTTATACAAAGCCTATACATCGTGGTCACACGAAAAGCAGGAACCGGCTATTGGAAAGAAGGCTTTTAACTCAATAATATTGGAACGTGGATATATTTCAACTAAATCACATGGCAGAAGAATATGGCGCGGCATTGCATTATCAGCGAAAAAACATGATTCAAACACATAAACCATTTGTCCCTTTTGTCCCCATTGAAAAAACCATTTGTCCCCCTGTTTTTCTTTATATTTCAGCTTGTTATCAAAACGGGGGACAAATCAACACTTACTTTGATGTTGCTCCACGGGAAACGAAATTGAGCTGTAACATGGATATTGCTTTTGTTTTGTCCCCTTTGTCCCCCGGATTCACTATATTAACCATGAAACAACCAACTTTAAACTAAGGAGAATTAAACTAATGAACAAACTCAACACCTTTCAACCAACTCATTTTTATAACTGGAAAAACAATATAAAACGTCTAACAATGAAAGGTCGGAAATGTAAGATTATAGCGT